GGGGCAAGCCGCCCGGCTCGCCTGTCCGCTTCAAGGGGGTGGGGGTGTTGGCACGCGCAGCATCGGCCTGCCGCATGCGGTAAGCGATGGTCTGCTTGGTGGTCCCGAGTGCGACCGCGATGCGCTGGAGCGTCCAGCCCTCGTCCCGGCGCGCGATGAGCCACTCATCGTCCAGCTTGGCCGACTTCGGACGGCCTGACGACTTCGGCACCTTGCCTGCCGCGTTGGCCTCCCGCAGCGTCTGCGCTCGCTTGGCGTTAGTCCGCGCACGGCACAGGGCCTCAACCTCGTCCAAGGGCTTCACGGCCGCGATGGCAGCCACGACCTCTGGACGCTTCAGGACCTCGCCGACCCAGTGCTCGGAGTGCGTGACGTGCATCGATATCTCAGCCGTGTTCATGCCTTGGAGCCTAAGGTCAACCACCTGCTGAACCGTCCGACTAAGCGGCATCGGCTCGGCTGACAGGCTACGCCGTACGATGGCCATCAGCTGCTCTTGCACTATGGTCCGACCGGGCCGCGCAGTGTACTCCTCAGCCTCGACGAACCGATCCCGACCCTTCCGCGCACGCTTCCGGATGAGGTCGTCCGCGCACGCGGGCGGGTCGTAGTACACGCCCAGCGCCTGCGCTTCTAGCACCACCTCGTCTAGGCCCTCAAGCGCGCCAGGGACGCGATTGGCGACGTCGGTATAGGTCTCGGCCAACTGCCACAGGGCTTGAAGCGCTGCCTCATGCCGAGGCTTAGCACTGGCCCAATCGGCCAGCTTGTGCCCGACTAGGCCTTCAGTCATTGAGCACGGCACGCCGAGCTCGGCCAGCTGACGAAAGATGCGCCGAACTGGCGCGCCCTTGGACTGGATGAGACGCAGCATCTCACGCCCGACCCCGCGGTTGCGGAGCCACGTGGTCGACCGCTCCTGCTCGCGCTCCCGGCGCAGTATCTTGACTCCGCCTTGCATCAGAAGGGCATCTCCCCGCCGCCGCCGCCCGCTGGCATCTCGCCGCGCTCGGAAGGCATCTTGGCAAGGAACCGGACGTCAGAGGCCACGACCTCAGTGCGCTGGCGCTCGGTGCCATCCTGACCCTGCCACTTGCGTGTCTTCATTCGCCCGTCGACTAGCACCGGGTCGCCCTTCCGGCAGCGCTCGGCCATAAGCTCCGCAGTGCGGCCGAAGGCCACGATGTAGTGCCACTCCGTGACGTCAACCCACGCGTCGCCCTGCTTCTCGCGCTCATTGGTGGCCAGTGACACCGAGACCACCGCTCCGCCCGCCTGCGTCCGCTTCAGCTCAGGGTCGCGGCCTAGCCGCCCCATCAGTATCGCCTTGTTCATGCCTCTGTCTCCCCTTCAATCTCTTCCAACCATTTTGGCCCGTAGGCCTTCACGAGGTCCCGGACCACGTCCGCCAGCGTGATGTCGACGCCTTGCCCCTGTAGTGCCCTCTGTAGCGCTTCGACGGTGGCTAGGTGCTCTCCCCATAGCCCCAAGGTCATCGCGCGAGGGCTAGGCCCCTTCCACGGCGTCATAGCGCCTCCAACTTTGCGATGGCCTCGTCTGCTCCGTAGGCGACGAACGCGTACCAGCCGCGATCGCGAAGGGCTTCGATCCACCGCGCCTGCTCAATCGATACCTTACCTCGGGCTGTCTTTAGCTCGATGGCCACGCCACGGTAGCCCGCGACCGCCTCGAAGACCAGCAAATCCGGAACGCCTGGAGCAACTCCCGACCGCGCGAGCTGGACCCACTGCATCCGGCCTGCTCCGACCCCGTTAGCCGTCGCCGAGAACAGCCAGCCCCGTCCGCGTAGGTAAGCGACCACCTTCGCCTGCTCGGTCGCCTCTGATGTGGGCATGTGGGGCATGTGGGTCATGTGGGCCTTGTGGGTCGTGTGGGTGCATGTGGGCGTGTGGTGGAGTAGCCAAGCCGCCTATATATATACATATACATACATTAGATATTTAGAGAGAGAGAGACCCACATGACCCACATAGGGTGCTCAACCCCGCCTTGCAGGCGCCCCAAGTCATGTGGGTCTCCGCCGATTCGTGACCCACACGAGACCCACATGGCCCACATGGCCTCAGTCTCTCCGCCGGACGTAGAACGCGGCTGACCCGTTGTGGTTTGCGCACTTGTACCGGCCGCGCAGCCACTTGCCGAACTGCTTGACGTCTGCCGTGGTCCAGCTCTTGTCCGGTCGCATCGCGTCGCGGATGACCCCGAAGCGCGTCGCGCGCTCGACACTGTCGGTCTCCGGTCCGGGCGGGTGATAGCACTCGAAGAACAGGTCTTCCCACGGGCTGATGTCCCGGAACCGCTCAAGCAAGCGTTCGGCATCTTGCCTTGACGCATCGTCGAGCCAGTGCCGCTCTCCGCGCCTACCTAGCGCTATGGCCTGCGCCCAGACCTGCTGATACGCCGAAGGGTCAAGGCTTCGACACTGGCCGACAGGCATGACCCAGAAGCGACGGTTGCCGGTGTCATCGGCCAGGAACTGCGACGGGTTGACCGTAGCCGCAAAGATGGTCCGCCGAGGGTAGGTCTCGGAGCGCTTGGCGTAGGGACTTCGGTAGATGTCTTTGTCGCGCGTCAGGAAAGCCTTTAGGGCCGCGATGTCGCTCTTGCGGTAGGTAGCATCCAGTTCGCCTAGCTCTGCGATGAACGTCGACGTAGCTAGGATGACGCTGTCCTTGTCCGCCGGGTCGAGGATGACGCCTTCGGCAATCCAGTTCGGGTTCGGTCCGAGCAGCGCCTTCACCCAACGTGTCTTCCCCGTCCCTTGTGGCCCCTGAAGGACAAGGACGCCTTCGGCCGCTACGCCGTGGTCGCCGACGAGCATCTTCCCGCCAGCGATAAGCCATCGCAACAGCTGCTCATGCAGTAATGCCCCGTGCTCAGCCATCAGGTCCGGGCTGATACCTAGGGTGTGAAGCAGCATTGAAACGCGGTCCTCGCCATCCCAGGGCGTGCCTGTCGCCCACTCCGCGACCGGGTGGTAGGCGTGCTTGACTTCGATCTTGTCTAGGTACGCCTGAAGGTGCTGCGTCCGCGTAAACCCGAACCGCTGACCTGCATCGATGATGTTCGCCAGCATGACCGCGTTCATGGCTGACGTCGGAATGGTCTTCGTCAGCTCGCCGCCCCACTCGGTTGAGTGGTTCATCAGGTTGCGCCTCAGGGTGACGCCCATGAACTCGAGCAGCGCCTCGACGTTCTCCGAGACGTTCTCAGGCTTCCCGTCCCGGTCCGTCAGCGCCCATTTGAGCCCCTTGGCCTTAGCCTTGCGCGCCGGCTGTACCGCCGTCGCTCCGATGACCTCGAGACCGTCGTCGTCGTCGTCCTCAGGCGGCTCGGGCCTAACCACGGACAGCTTGCCCTTGGCGCGTCCAATGTGGCTCAGGTCGCGCGGACTGCGTGCGCCGCCTTCGACCATCTCGGCGACCGTCCGCAGCTCGTCCCGCTGACGGCCTGCGGGAAACACCGCCTCAACCGTCCGCGTCAACGTCTGGATGACCTCGCCAACGTCGAGGAACCCCGGCTGGCAGTAGCCGCCCAAGTTGTAGGCCACCCTGATGAGCTGGTCGTGCCGAGTGCCTTCGACCGCGCTCAGAACGTCCTGACAGCCGCCCGCGAGCGCTCGGAGGGCATACGCCCGCGTCGCTGCCCTAGACGTCGGGATATCGGCCATGACCGACCGCGCGGCCTTCTCGACGTCCTTCCGTGCCGCGTCCTTGCGCTGCTGGTCTCGAGCTCGCCACCCATCACCGTCGAGCAGCTCGGCCGGTGTCTCGACAATGGCCCGCCCTGGCAAGCGTCCGAGCCTGACGCCCGCGAGCGGGTCCGCTATCCCCTCGAAGACAGGGTCGGCCGTGTAGTGAGGCTGGACGCACTTGCTAAAGCTGATGTCGAACCCGTGCGACTTGCAGTACTCGCGTAGGCTCAGGTCGTGCACGCGCCGGTCAAGCCAGAACCACAGGTGCATGGACACGTTGGCCCAGCCGTTCAGCCCTGCCGACGACGACAGCTTGTAGACGCAAGCGGCCTTCGCAAACGCAGGCGGCATGACCTCCGCCCTGACCTGATAGACGATAGCCCGCGCCTGCTCCTCGGTAGGCACCTCGCCCGCGAACGCGTCCTGCGCCACCTTGTCGAGGTCGAAGGCCACCCACTGCCGGCCTAGCGCGTGATGGTCCCAGTCGGGCCGCGTGCCGTCGCTTCCGACGTGCTGGCGTCGGTTGACGATGGACTGCATCCCGACGTGTCCCATCGGCTCGCCTCGGATGACGCAGGACTTCGGGTCGCCACGCAGCTGCTCGAGCATCAGCTGGATGTCGTCGAGCCCGCCGACGGTCACCTGCCGCCAAGCAAACGTCCGCGCGTCGTCGAAGCCCTTGACCTCGAGGCCGGTCGCCGTCCGCGTGATGAGCTTGGCCAGCCTGACGTTGTCGTGACACCGGAGCACTGTGATGTTGTCGGTCATGGTTGCTCCTTAGTGTTTGGAGGCCGGCAGGCCAGACGTCGCTTGAACTCGTCAATGTCATTGAGGAACTCGCCGCCATCACCGATGTTGAGCAACCACGGCCCATCGTGCTGAATGGCAGCCTGCCGCCAATACGCAACCCACTTGCGCTCGGCATGTCCGGCCGCTTCGATTCCCGAACCCTCGTCAATGACCTCAAGGACTGGCGTCTGACCGGCTTCAAGCATTTTCCGAATCCATCGATGAACCGGAAGCCCAGAGCCTCGGCGAGCATCCTTGCGGTGTTGCTTGAAACGTTGCTTCGCGTCCTTGCTGACTCCGACGTATCTCACTGGTCCGTAGGTGTAAGCGCTTAAAGCGTAGACTTGCCACGTGTAGCCGTCATCGCTCATGTCACCACCTTCCGCGTGAACGTGACCCCGGGCAACTGCTCCAGGCACGCCTTCCGCCGCGACCGCCACTGCGACTGGAGCAGCGACATGTTGTCGACGTAGTCGTAGACGACCGGCCGGGCCTTGCCCGAGCTGGCACGCATGACGCGCCCAATGCGCTGGATAACCCGGTTGCCCGCCCTGCAAGGCGCGACGAGGTGAACGGCGACGAGCTCGGGAAGGTCAAGGCCCTCGTCGGCGAGCTGGGTCGCAATCAAGACCTTCGCCTCTCCGGCCCTCACACGCGCGAACGCCGCGTCCCGGTCGCGCGTCCGACCTACGACCGCCACCGCGTCAGGGATGAGCCCTGCAAGGGCCTCAGCGTGCTCCACGCGCGACGTCAAGACCAGCTGCGGGAACGTCCCGTGCTCGGCGACCAGCCGCGCGATAAGCGCGTTCCTGTCGCCACTATCTGTCAGGTCATTGACGATAGTCGTGAAATCGCCGGACCACGAATGGAACGGCGTCACGACCTCGCAGACCGTCGGCGCCATCGTCAGCCCGACACGCTGAAGGTCCCGCGCCTGCACCTCGTACCGCTTCGGGCCGAGCCACGCATACATCGCAGGCGTCCAGCCGTCGTCCCGGTTAGGCGTAGCGGTCAGGCCGTACACGGTATCGCAGACGATGTTGCCGAGCACGGCTTGGAACGTCGACGCCGGCGCGTGGTGCGCCTCGTCGAGGATAACCGTCCCAAAGCGCATGCCCGCGAGGTCCCACGGGTCGACCTTGGCCAGCGTCTGGACCGTCGTGATGACCATGCCCTTGACGTTAATCATGGCAGCCGTTGCGGACTTCACAAACGCGGCCGCGCCGCTCGCGCTGACAGGCGCCATGCCGAGCAACCGCCGCACCCGCTGGTCCCACTGCGTCGCTAGGTCGCGCGTGTGAACGAGCACCAGCGTAGGGCGCTCCGTCATCGCGAACCGGTGCAGGGCCACGCCCATCTGCGTCTTGCCCGCGCCGCAGGGCGCGACGATAACGCCAGACCGCCACTTGCCGGCGGCCTTCACCGCTGCCTTCTGGTGGTCCATTAGCCATTCGCAGTCGTTGACCGCGCGTTCATATGCTGGGGGATGGGGGGAAGGGATCCCGGAACCGGGCTGCTTTCCCACCCTGGTTTCCACCATCCCCCCACATGCTGGGGGATGGGGGGAAGGGATCCCGGAACCGGGCTGCTTTCCCACCCTGGTTTCCACCATCCCCCCACATGCTGGGGGATGGGGGGAAGGGATCCCGGAACCGGGCTGCTTTCCCACCCTGGTTTCCACCATCCCCCCACAGTCGGTTCGCTGGGCTGACCACGCCGCGCCCATCGGCACGACGACGCCTTGCCCCTGACGCTGCCAAAGGTGGACCATCGGCTCGACGTGGCCCGCCCATCGGATGATGCCCGCCCGCTTCAGCTTGTCTTGCTTATCCGCCGCCGGGTTCGGGAAGCTAAGCATCGGCTCAAGCTCCCAGAACCTCGACTGATTCACCGCTTCCCAGCTCATGCGTGACCTCCCTGAGATAAAGAAGGCTCGCCCCTCCGCTGCCCAGGGAAAAGCAGACCGAAGGGACGAGCCTGACGCCGGCTAACGAGCAACAACCCGCCGGCGAGGCGCGGGTGCCGTTAGCCCGCGCCTTGGGCGCCGCCGTCCATGACCGGCGCCGTGCTGTCGAAGGGCACGAGGGCCATCTTGCCCTTCGCCCGATAGATGAAAGCCCGCTGTGGGTTGATGAGCTCGACAAGGCCGGCGTCAACCATCTCCTTCAGCGCTCTCGCGCAGTAGGTTGGATGGGCCTTGATGGCCGCCGCGAGGTCGCGCCTTGACATCGGGGTTTGGAGCGCATCAAGGATGCGCGCCTGGGTCTTTGAAAGTCTCATGTGTGTCTGCCTCCGAAGGCGATAAAGCGCTGCCGGCCTTACGATGTCAACAGAAAAAAACGACCTGTCGCCGTTTCATGCGTTGACATCGGCAACGCTCCGTGTCTTACATCGCAACAGGCAACCCGCCGAAGGAGACACACATGACATCAAAGCTTCCAGCCGCTCAGTTCCGGGACGACGTCAGTCATCTCGCCACTGAGTTTCTTACTCAGATAGTCCCGGCCGAACGCGTCGCAGAGGCGACCGGACGTCTCGCCTTGGCACTGCGCCAAGTCGCAGTCGCGAACCCGAAAATCTACGAGTGCGACCGGGCCTCAATCGCGCAGGCCGTGGCCATGAGCGCCTTGACCGGCCTTCAGCCCGGAGGCGTCAAGCCCGACGTCTACCTAATCCCGCGAGGTCGCCAGCTCCAATGGCAGGTGTCCGCCCGCGGCCTTCAGAAGCTTGCCGCCCGCGCGGGGTGGGTCCGCATGGTCGCGCAGGTGGTCCACCTCGAGGACGAGTATCGCGTCGTCCTTGGCTCCGACGACCGTATCGAGCACGTGCCCTGCGGCAAGTACCCGACCAGCCTTGACGAGGTCCGGGCCGTCTACGTCGTAGGCCAGCACCGCGACGGCTTCAAGGTGTGCGTGGACGTGCCCATGGGGGCTATCGTCGCGCGCAAGAAGAAGAGCCAGAGCGGCAACGTCTGGGCCGAATGGCCACTTGAGATGGCCCAGAAGACAGCCGTGACCTACGCCATCAGCCGAGGCCACTTTGGAGCGCTTGAGGACCAGTCTGACCTTGGCCTCGTCAACCAGCATGAGGCCAACAGCTACGAGAACCGGCAGCCCGAGCGGGCCGCGCTGACCCATCACACGGTTGATACCGCCAGCGTCCTCGACAGCCTGCCCGCCCTGCCCGTGTCGCTGGAGGTGGAGCCGTGAACGCCATCACGCTCTCGCTCTCGATGCCCGACCGGGCCGCGCTCGGTCGCATCACGCAAAACATCCGGGACGTGGCCACGGACATCGTTGACAGCACGACCGAGCCCGAGGCCATCGCCTTCGCCAAGCTGTGCCGCTTCGCCCTGCGCTGGCTTGACGCTTCCACGGCCGCAGTCGAGCGCACGTTTGAGGTCGACTTTGACAGCGACGACCGTGCCGCGCTGACGGTCTGCGAGCCCTACCTGCGCAAGCTCGCCGCGCGCGAGTGGCATCCGTCCGACTGGAAGAAAGGCGAGCTCGCCGACTGGAAGGTCATGTGGTCGCTCATGCTCGGCCTGCACGACGACATAGCCGAGGCCGAAGAGCTCGAGGCCGGCGACGACAACAGGAGGCCGATATGAGCAAGCGCGATGCCGAGGCTCGAGAGCGTTGGAACGCCAGAGGCCACGAGATGCTGGACTATCTCGAGCAGCTCGAGCCGAATCAGCGCCCGATGCCGCTGACGGCTTGGGGCGATATCTGGGGATGTAACTCTAACTACATTAACTACGGTTTCAAGCACTACATCCCAGAGGTCGGACGCCTTTACACCGACCTTCGAGAGCAGTGGTGGAGCAACTTGGCCGCCGACGTCGCTGCCTTCTACACGCCAGGGAGACGCTGCGTTGACCGCAGGGCGTTGGCTCTGAAGTACCACACGCCAGAGGACCTAATGAAAAGCATCATCGACAACTTGCTGAGGCGGCGTCGAGATGACTTCGTCAGGATAGCGGAGGCACGCCATGGCCAAGCGTAAGCAGACCGCAGACGTCCCGCCCGATGTGCTCGAAGCCATCCGCCAAACCGACGGCGACTGGTACGCGCTGACCATGTACTCGGCGAAGCCAGAGGAAAAAGGCGAAGACAGCAGCCCGCCGACGCGCTGCCGAATCGAAGTGTATGCGCCGACCGGTCGCTGGTGGGCGCCGTACAAGCTGGACATGCGCGAGCACGAGGTCAACTGGTCAGCGCTAGTCATGAACTTGCCGCCGCAGGTCGAGGACATCGTCGGCAAGACCACGTCGGTGATGCGCGCTCATTGGCGCATCTTGGCCATGACCTGCATTGACGCGATGTACAACGAACAGGTCGAGCTGCACGAGGACCTGATGCAGGCGTTGCGAGGTCAGGCCGGCAACATCCACGACATCGCAACAGTGGCTGAGACAGCTGACCCAGCAGAGCACCCGCGCGCTTACGCGTGGCACGTCGTCTGCAAGTGGCTCGGCGGCTTGAACGCAGCACACCACGGAGGGAAGGGATGAGCGCTATAACCGCAACCGTCGTCGCAGACACGACATGGGAAGACCGCCGGCTCTTGACCATCGTCTGCGATTACCCACGCTTCATCCACCCGCAGGTCATGAGCTACGGGATGTTGCGCAAGTCGACGTCGTCGAGCCGGGCTATACCCGTCAAGCGTCAGCTCGAGCTATCCCAGGACGAGCCATTCATCCCGGCAGCCTTGACGAAGAATCAGCCGGGCATGGGTGCCGAGGCTCGGCTTTCGCCCGAGGAACAGGAGGAAGCGGCTAGCATCATCCGCAGCCTTTACGACTTGACCCGGCACCGCGTGCACCTGCTCGAGCTGCTTGGCGTCCATAAGCAGCACGCCAACCGCTACCTTGAGCCGTGGTTGATGACGCGCTGCACCATTACCGGCGCCGTCGAGGCATGGCAACACCTGCTAGCCCAGCGCGCCGGTCCGTCTGCGCACGTGGAGGTCCAGCCCGAAATGTTTGAACTGGCCTGCCGCGTTCGCGACGCCATGATTGCAAGCCAGCCCGTCGAGCGCCAGTGGCACGTGCCTTACTGCCAAGACCGCGAGCCGACGTATCAAGACGTCCTGTATGCCATCGCACGCGCCGCCCGCGACAGCTACCGCCGCGACGACGTCAGCCCTGACTTTATGGGCCGGCTCGAGAAGCTAGCCGCTGAAGGTCACCTCGGGCCGTTTGAGCACGTCGCGTGGTACGACACAGACGCGCCCGGCTTGGCCGTCGGTCCCTACGTCTTGCCGTCCGCCTGTGACGGCGACGACCTAGCCGACGAGATGCTCTTGAACGGCTGGCGCTCGGCTCGCCACCTTGGCCTTGACGTGGTGCGCCAGCTGCTATGGGAGGACGGACGATGAACCCACATGACATCACGATTGGGGCCAGCGACGTCCCTGGCATCCTTGGCCTGTCGCCTTGGCAGTCACCATCAGCGGTATGGGCTAGGCTGAAGGGTCTGACCCAGAGCCAGCCCAGCGACGCGACGCGCCGTGGTCACACGCTCGAGCTCGGTATCCTGATGGAGTACGCCGATCGGCACGGCCTAAAGGCCTACCGCTGGCAGACGTCGCACCGCCACCTGCACCGTCAGCGTCCGCCCTACCGCGCGGGTCTGTACCGTGGTCCGGGCATCGACCAAGGTCGGATGATTCACCCGGCGTTCCCGTGGGCCGGCTGCCGTCCTGACGCCATCGTCCTGCAAGAGGACGGCACGAGGCACCTCGTCGAGGTGAAGACGACGCGCTCGTTCCGCGACTGGCAGGACGCTGACGGAAACCCCATCCTGCCGCCTCACTACGTCGTGCAAGTTCAGTGGCAGATGATGGTTACCGGTACCGACGTCACGCACCTTGAAGCCTTCTGCACCTTCGACGACAGCCGCCGGTCATACACGGTCGAGCATGACCACGCGCTTGCTTCCCGCGTCTGGGACTTGGTCAGTGCGTGGCGCCTCCGCCACATCATCGGCGACGAGCTGCCGACGGACATGACGTCCGACATCGCCGGCTTGGTCTGGCCGAAGCCGGCCGAGCCTGAGACGTGGCTTGAGCCGAGCGCTGAGGACCTCGTCATTGGGTCGACGTACGCGCGCCTGTCGTCCGACATCAAGCGCCTGACGGCCGAGCGCGAGAGGTGCAAGGACAAGCTGACCGTGCGCATCAAGGACGCGACGGGCATCACCGGCGTTGCCAGTTGGAAGGCAACCAGCCGCGGCCGGACGTTCCGTTGCCTCGTCGAGGGCTCCGAGCCCTAACAAACCGCGCCGCTCCGAAACCGGTGCGGTAGCTGGCATGTTGCCAGCGTCCCCGGGGCCCGCCTGTCAGCCGTGCGGCAGCCGGGCCTCGGGTTTTATTCAGGAGCAGACATGGATGCGACAGAACCAGCCACCTACGAAGAGCGCGCCGCCATCGTGCAAGCTCTTGACGCCTGCCCTGGCGAAGGCCCCGACGTCGACCTGTTCGGGCTGCTCGGGCTGATACGCCTAGAGCGCAAGCTCGGCGTTGACGCGTACCGTCCGCGCTTGCTTGTCGCTACGTGGTGCATCGAGGCCAGCATGCGCCACGGTCCGCTTTACGGCGACCACCGGAAGGGCAAGGCCATGGCGCTCGGACCATTCCAGCTTTGGTCCGGACATCGTCGAGCGTGCGGCTTGTCTGACAGCGACGCCCAAGACCTTGAAGCCGCAGCACGGTGCTACGCCGCGCGCATCCTGCGGGTCCTACCTCGGGCCGCCGCGAAGTGTCCGGACGCGCCAGAGCGCACGGCAGAGGCCGCTGTCGCCAACATCGCGCGCTACCGGTGGAGCTGCTCGGCTGCGTCCAAGCACTGGCTGCTAGCCGAGCGCATGACGGGAGGTAAGAGCGAGGACGGAGCGAGGTCGAAGTGAGGAACCGAGGCCACGAACCCGACGACCTCGACGCCGTCGAGTGGCTGTGCATCGTCCTGGCCTGCGTCGCCGCTGTCGGTTTGATGCTGCGTTGACCGAGCAACTATCAAGAAAGACTTGAAGGTTGAAGCCGCTCCAAGAAAAGCGACACAGGCATCAACTTTTTCTGTTGACCGCGTAAGGGTCTGGCCTTAAGGTCCATCTCGTCAGGGCGACGCAACAACCCCGCCCGACAGGGAGACACCATGAACGCCAACGAACTTTTCGACATGATCCGCAGCACCTACCGAGTGCCCAGGATGCATGACGGCGCGCGAGCGTGCGGAGCGAGGTGAGGCATGAGTGATATCGAGCACTGTGATGACGACGGCAAGGGCGGCTGCACCAAGCACCCGCCCACCATGTGCTTGCATGTGTATAGCGACCCAGAGCTCGGCACGCCCACAATGTGGCACTGGCTTATGGACCAAGACTGTCCGGGGCACCGATGCAGTTGGCCAGCTCGCGTCGACTACGGCATCCCATTCGCGGCGGTGGGTGCCCAGGTTGAAAGCATGGCGAGCGCTTACAACTGGTTGCTGCGCCCAAAGCTAAATATGCAACGCAGGCTGCGCCGCCTCCGCGCCGCCGAGAAGCTTCGAGACAAAGGCAAGGTCACACCGGGTGTGACCTTCAGGGGGTGAGCATGGGACCAAGCAAGGACAAGGCCGAGGCGCAGCTCGAAGAAGCAACCGAACTGCTGGCTCGCTTGGCCGACCGCTTCGCTTGCGCGGCCTGTCATTCTTCCAGCCACGTCGCAGCAAAGGGACACGCCTGCGCGTGCGGCTACAGCGACGTAATCGCGTTCCTGCGGAAGGCACACACCAATGGCGATTGAGTACCGCACCTGTCTGGAGCCGAAGCCATGACCTTTATCTGTTGGAACTGCAAGAGCGTGTACGCCCTTTTGCGCCAAGCCTCTGGTGGCTGCACCAAGTATTGCTGCGGCGTCTGCCGGGAGCAGCACCGCGTCAAGGTGGGCTTTGCGCCTAACGAAGAGCAGCGCTTGGCCCCCCGATACCTGTTCGCCCCGTACATCTCAGACCAAAGTAGGTGAGCGATGAACGAGACCACCAAGCCACCGCGCCCTGACTGCATCATGTGGAAGCGGATGCACGTCCGTAACTGGGAACAATACGTGCTGCCAAACGTCCCGCTTGATGAGCAACTCTTCGTATCAGACCCACGCGACCCCGAGTGGACCTTCACCGTGCACCAGAACGATGAGGCCGCCCTGCGCTCGTGGCTCGACTGGTACCACCGCAAGGAGCAGCCATGACCATTGAGTACCGTACCTGCCTGTACTGCGGCAAAGAGTGGCGCACCGGCACCATGGACCGTGACGCGCACGTATGTTGACGTTGGCTTTGACCCTGACTTGACCACATTGGAAAACTGCCGCGCCAATCAGGAGCTCGGCATGCGCGTTGCGAAGGCGCTCGGTTGGGACGATTGCCTCACCATTCCATGGGGCACGTCGCTTGCGCGCGTTCATGGCCCGACTCGCCCGACGCTCGCTTACATCGACTAATGACCGCTCGCCCGGGAGGGCGCCTTCCCGGCGCCCTCCCTTCCCCTTCGCCCGCAGGACAACTCGCCATGACCACGCTTGACGTCTTCACATCTTGGATTGCTTGGCCCTTCTGGGCCGTGACCGTCGCCGGCGTTGCCTACTGGGCCTGGGAAAAGGCGACCGGCAGCGAGCCTTGACACGCGGCAGGCGCCGGCCTACAAGGCCGCAGACGGGCGAGACGACGCTAGGAAAGCGGCACGGCTGCGAGTACTAACCGACCTCGCCCGTTTGCTTATCGCGCGACAAGCACGCCGACCGCGAAGGCTCCTGCGACCATGCCGAGCGCTAGCGACGTCAGCACATGCGCCCAGGGGAACCGGTCCGCGCGCGCGTCGGCGACGTCAACAGCGCCGGCCATGATGGCCACGCGTTCATCGCACGTACGCGCGTCGATAGCCGACCGCTTGCGCTCGGCGTCAAGCTCTAGTCCGCAGGCGCGCCGAAGCTCCCGGTCCTCGAGCAGCCCGCCTAACCGACGAGGCCCGACAAGCACGCCATCGCACGGCGCCGGCTCGCCGATGAGCAGCTCGGTCGTGTCCTCGCACAGCTCCGCGCGAGCTCGTCCAGGGACGCACGCAAGGGCCAGCCCGATGGCAAGCGCGCGCCTCACTGGTCCACCTTCTTGGCCATGGAACGCAAAGCTTTGCGACGCGCGACCCGGTCGCCTGTCTTCGCTTCTTCGACGACAACCTTGACCGCTTCGACTTCTGCAACGTGAGGCGCGACCGCTTCCGCCGTCTGCGCTGTGACCTCCGCCTTGGCCTCTTCCGCGCGTCGCACTGGCGTAGCCGTGTCAATCCATGTCTGGCCCTTCGGAAGGGCGCCACGGCCACGCAGACGGTCAAAGACGACGCGTATCAGGAGCGTCAGGAAAGCGCCAAGCGCGACGAGCGGCAGGGACACGATGCGAGGCAGGAGGGCTAGCCACTTCACTTCGCCACCCGCTTTTCGACGACGCGCTGAATCAGGCGCCAGACCCACGGTGCAGCTTCAGTCATGGCAAGACCGGCAGCGAGGCCGAGTGGGCCCGACTTGTCAAGGTCTTCAGCGACCCAGTAGCCAAGGCCACCAGCGACCGCAAGCACTGCCAAAAACCCGACGCGCGCGCCTGCGGTCGTCTGTGCCGTCAGGTGTCGGACGGCAAGCGACGTGCCCGCCAGCGCACACAACGCTCCGACGACAACCCACGTCTCGCTCGTCACGGCGTGACTCCCATCTTGCCCGCGATGGCCCGCACGTAGCCCTTGATTTCGGCGAGGTCCTCGCCCTGCTTGGATAGCCTGACCTCAACAGCTTCGGTCCGCTTCTCGAGCTCGGCGACGCGCGGCTCTAGGCTGTTCGCGCCCGCCACTTGACCGGCAACGAAGGTCGCAAACCATGCAACGCCGACGACGGCCGCGAAGGCCATCCGTCCCCACGTGAACCACTTGCCAAGCTCAATCGCCATACGTCCTCCGTTAGGGCTTGACGAGGTTGATGTTGAAGTCCATCGGAGACAGCCGCCCGACGCCGTAGACCAGACGCGCGTTCGCAGACTTAGAAAGGTCGAGCGTGCGGGTGACGACCGCCTCCCGCCGCTTCTCGCCCGCAGGCCCGAGGCCGGACGCGTTGCCTTCCATCGTCGTCAGCTTGGACCCGTCCCAGCTCTTGACCATCGTGATATGGTCTGCGTCGTTGGCTCCCGCCCAGTCCAGGAGGACGACGTCGCCCGGCCTGAACAAGTCGAGGTCCAAGAACCGAGCGTCGTTGTTGAGCCGCCCGAGGATGTCGGAGCGGCCAAGCCAGCGCCGCGCCATGGCGCCAGCCTGCACGGCATCGATGCGTGTCCACTTGCCGTCGAGCTGAATCTGCGTGTCGAGCCGCTTCGGGTTGACGTTGCGTTGCCGCCCGTAGGTGAAGAACGCTTCGACGTTCAGGCAGTGAAGGAACGACCGCCCGTAGGGATGGTTCATCCCGCCGTCCTGAAGCCACAGACCAACGGCCATCCCGCACCAGTCTGGCACCTTGGCATCCCATGCCCGCGGTGCCTGACGCGCAAAGCCCGAGGCCACGAACATGCGGTCCAAGCTCGAGCGCTCGTGCTCGCCGACGTTGTTCCGCCAGTCGCGATCAGCTGCCTCGAGGGCCTTTATCAGGTTGTCGGACATTGCTGACCCTTGGCAGGTGACGCGAGACTTCGGCGACGATGCGTCTTACGAGGTCGTCGGTGTTAGCGTACCCGAGGCCGCGCGCGCTGTCGCGGGTCTCGGATAAAATAGCAAGGCGCGCAAGGAGTTGGTCCTCGCGCGCCTGCATGCAGACACTGTGACCGCAGGACACCTGCACCTTCCTGCCGTGAACGTCGAGGACGAAGACGACCCCGAGGCCAGAGCAGTTAGGGCAGGTGACCTTGCCAGCCATCTATCAGATGCCGACCGGCGTAGCCTTAGGCGAAGGCGACGGGGCGTTAATCTGGTAGTCCTGGCCAGCGACGTTCTGCTCGGCGTCGAACGCGAGGTGCATGAGCAGCTTACCGCCAGCGGTCTCGTAGACGACGGCGTTCTGGAAGGCGAACGTCGCGCTGGTCCAGAGAGCCGCCGTAATCGGAAACTCCGCCTTGCTGCTGTCGCTAGTGGCAGGCCCGACAGTCACGGCAACGCCGCCGGTCGAGTAGCCGGTGCCGGAAATCTGGTCGCCGCTGACGTCCGAGAACACGGTGTCCGCAGCGGCAAACGTGCCAGCGCTAGACAGCAGCGCCATCTTAAACGTGTCGCCGTTGTTGATGTTTCCGTTAAACATTTCTTTTGCAGCCGAGGGATAAAACTTCGCCGTGATAGCCATCTGTCACTCCTTGGCCCTCAGGGCCTGTGGTCACGCCCGACCGCGGGCGGGTTAGTTCAGCTCGAGAACGGCAGGCGCCTCGGGCGGGTTGTCGTGGTCGATCGCGCCGGCGAACTCCGGCAGCGTCTTCAAAAACGCGTAGGACGCCGGGAACACATCCGCAGACACGGTCGCGAGCTCCGTCGCGTGCTCTTCCGTCCAGACGGGATTGGCTCCCGCCATGCGATCGTCGAAGCTGGCGTAGGTCAGAACGAACACGTAGGCCGAATCCTTGTCGCAACGCGTCACGAGGATGCGCGAGTAGGCCTGCGGATAGTTCACACCGTCCAAGGTAAAGTCACGAACAAGTGCCATTGTCCAATCCTTTCAGGCTGCTGCGCCGATGTAGAGGGACGACCCCGCGCCGAAGGTCAGGTTGCCACCGTAGCGCACTTGGCCCTTTTGGGTAGTCCCGCCGCGCGTCTTGATGGTGCCGCCGTTGCACGTCACGTTGCCCGTGCCAAGGACCTCGCCGTTGCCAGCGCCCGAGCTGGCCAGCGTATTCGTGACGAGCTCGACAGTGCCGCTTGCGCCGATGGTCACAGCGCCCGACGTCGTCGCGCTGTTCGTCGACTCGCACCGAAGCGTGCCAGCGTTGACGGCCGTGGTCCCGCTGTAGGTCCGGGTCGTGACAACCCACTTGCCCGCGTCTTCCTTCGCGAGCGACAGCGCGCCGGTGTTGTCCGCGAGAGTCGACGTGATGGTGTTCGCGCCGGTGTTGCTGCCCTTCAACGTCAGCGTCTTGGCCGACGTGCTGGACGACAGCGTTGACACCGTCAGCGCTCCCGAGCCTGACGCCTCAAAGCTAGGCGCCGAACCGTTCAGCTGCGTCGCCCTGGACAGGGTCGCGGTAGCGCCGGTGTACTTCAGGTTGCCGGTCAACTGGATGGTCGCGACGCCAGTGCCAAGCGCCCCGACGGAGCCGATGGCCAGCGTGCCGGCCGTGACTGTGATTGCGCCGTCGTAGGTGTTAGAAAAGGCCGCAAGGGCAAGCTCGCCGTCGCCCGTCTTCGTGACGCCAAAAGTGCTGGCACCGTCGGTAATCGCGCCACTGTTGGCGATGGCAAGGCGGTTGCCAGTCGTGACCTCAAACGTCGTCGTCCCGCCAAGCGTAATGCCCGCCGTCTGAACCGTGTTGTCGCCGACGCTGGTGATTGGCGAGGTCTGGTGGATGGTAAAGGCCGTCGACGACTTGTCGAGCGTGATGCCGCCCGCGAGCTCAAGGACGCCCGTCCCGCTGATGGTAACGCCACCCGCCGACGTGGCACTGCCCAATGCCTTCGCCGACTGCGCCGACAGCGTGCCCGCGCTAACGGTGTGAATGCCTGTGTGGCTGCTGTTGGCGCCGCTGAGGACCCAGCGCCCAGCGTCTGCCTTGGTTATACCAAGGATAGCGCCTCGTGCGACGTCTTCCTCGGTGATGTTGCCCGACAGCGTGTTGGCGCCGGTGTTAGTTCCGCCGAGCGTCAGGCTCATCCGGGCCGATGTCCCCGGCGTGCCGCGCCCGCTATTGGTTCGCGTGACCGCGCCGGTAAGGACAATTGGGCCAGAGCCCGACGACAGGAGCGAGTAAGTGCCTGCCGTCATGCTGCTCAGCGCCGCGTAATCCTCTGAATCGACAATGATGCTAGTTGTTTTGGTTTCACCAGCTCCGGCGTAGGTGATGATGCCTGACACAGTATCGACATGTCCGACATTAGAAGACCAGATGAGGCCGCCCGGCAGCTCGGTAAGAAGCATGCGCGTGTTGTTTCCGCCCGAGCCCGCTTGAATTCTAACGCCGATAAAGCCAACAAACGTGCCAATCCCAGACGGGAAAGTAACTCCGTTAGCGCCTGAAAACGCTCCGTTTATCATCACGCGTGAAGTAGATTGTCCCGTTGGAACTACTGGAAATTCGTAGTCTGCCGTGCCTCCGAGGTAGATGAAGCGTGTGTCTGCCCCCATGGACAGTGACGAAAACGAATAGAAGCTTACGGTACGAGAAATAACCAAACCGCCAGAGCTGACATTTGCCGCCCCGGACAGCCCAGAGGACACGCCAATCAAGCCAAGCGATGCCCATTGCGAGGTACCGGTAACGTTAATGCCACTAGTACCGCTGACAGGCGCTGTAAAAATAAGTTGCTGCGTCAGGTTTACGAACGGATTGGAGCCAGCAAAGACAAGTGCACCGGTGCCAGCAGCCGCCACTGTCTGCGCTGCGCTAAGGTTGCGCGTGTAGATGCCGTTGAGCGTGACCGTAACGCCCGTAACGATGGTAGCTGTGCCAGCCGTCGTCGACACGACAGAGGCCGAGCCGAAGTAGGCAGCGTCAGCGTTCGTAAAGGTGAACGTTGCAGGCGTAGCAGTGCCAGCCGCCGACGTTGACCAACTTGCCGTGGTCGTGTCCCAGTTACCCGTCAGCGTGCCGAAGCCGGCCGTGATGCCATTGCGATCGAAGTAGCGGTCTGCCATGGCCTACCTCTCAGATGATAGTGACTTTGACGAGGTTGCCGTCAAGGAACGGAGCGCCGCAGAACAGGCCGGCCTCGCTGACGCATGTGACGTTCGCTAGCCCGGTCACGGTGCCGCCGACCTCAAAGAGCTCGTAGACACCATCGGTCGCGTAAAGCTCGCCGTCAAGATAGAGCGTCGTCGCGCCGCTGAAGGTCAAGTCGCCGTCGACGAACTGCTTGCCGTTGGTCGGATTGCTCTTCAACTTGGCGACGACGTGCGACTTGTGCGGTTTGTCCTGGACAACCTCAACGAATGAAAGCGCAAGGTCAGACGCGTCGACTGTCAGGTATGCGTCAAGGTCCGCCTGCCCGCCAGGGAAGCTGCCATACTGAAACAGCACGTAGTTTCCGCCGATTGGGTACACGCTCTCGTCAAGGTAGACAGTCGTCGCGCCGGTGAAGTCAAGCGCCCCGTCGACGTACTGCGCGCCCTCGTAGCTGTCGCCCATGAGCGACCACGACCACGAGCCGCCAGCGAGCTGCATGTCGGGCCCGGCCCAGCTGGCCGCGACAAGCGTCGTGATAGTGAATGTGCCAGCGTCAAGGGCCATGTCCGGGCCGGTCCACGATGCCGAGTCGCGCGCGCTGAACGTGCCCGCGTCAAGCTGCATGTTCGGACCGGTCCAGCCAGCCGCTTCGTCCGCCGTAAACGTGCCGCCGTCGAGCTGCATGTCCGGGCCCTGCCACGCGACGACGCGCTGCGCCGTGAACGTGCCGCCGTCAAGCTGCATGTCGGGCCCGACGTAGTCCGCAGATTCGGTTGCCGACCACGTACCGCCAGCGAGGGCGAGGTCCGGGCCGATGTAGTCAGCCGACTCCGACGCGCCAAAGGTCCCGCCGTCAAGCGCCACGTCCGGGCCCGACCACGTGGCCACGTAGGCCGCGCTGAACGTGCCCGCATCAAGGGCCATGTCCGGGCCTTCCCAGTAGACGCCGAGGCGCGTGGCAAAGGTGCCGCCGTCAAGCGCGATGTCTGGCCCTTCCCACGTGCCGACCTCGTTGGCCGTGAACGTGCCGGCGTCAAGCGCAAGCTCGGGGCCGCTCCAGAGCTGCACCTCGCGGGCGTCAAACGTCCCGCCGTCAAGCGCCATGTCCGGCCCGACGTAGTCCGCCAGCTCGAGCGCGCTGAACGTGCCGCCGTCAAGGGCAACGTCGGGTCCGATGTAATCCGCCGACGCTGACGCCGTGAACGTTCCGCCGTCAAGTGCGAGGTCCGGGCCCTGCCAGTAAACGCCGACGCGCGCGACGAACGTCCCGCCGTCAAGCGCCATGTCGGGGCCAACGTAGTCCGCGAGTTCGAGCGCCGTGAACGTGCCCGCGTTGAGGTCCATCGCAGCGCCCGGCCAGTCGACGTCTTCGTTGGCCGTGAAGTAGCCCGGGTCAAGGTCGAGCGCTGGGCCGATGTAGTCGACGCTCGCAAGCGCCGTGAACGTCCCGCCGTCAAGTGCGAGGTCCGGACCGGACCAGATGCCGACCTCCTGCGCCGCGAACGTGCCTGCATCGAGGGCCATGTCGGGGCCAGCGTAGTCGGCGAAGCCAGCCGCCGCGAACGTGCCAGCGTCCAGCGCCATGTCGGGGCCCTGCCACGCAGCTTGCTCTTGACCGGACCACGTGCCGCCGTCGAGCGCGAAGTCTGGCCCGACGTAGTCCGCCGACTCGAGAGCCGTCCAGGTACCGCCGTCAATCGCGATGTCAGGCCCGACCCACCGGAACTCGCCCGATGCGGTGAACGTGCCAGCGTCAAGGTTGACCTCGGGCCCAGCGTAGTCCACGACCGCCAGCGCCGTGACGCTGCCAGCGTCAAGCGCCACGTCGGGCCCGACGTAGTCCGCCGACTCAAACGCTGCCCATGCGCCCGCATCAAGGGCCATGTCCGGGCCCTGCCAATAGGCTGTCTCGGCTCCCTGCCATTCGCCCGGGTCAAGCGACATGTCCGAGCCGGCGTAGTCGGCGACGCCGATGGCCGTGAAGTCGCCCGCGTATGCCAGCAGCTCCGGGCCTTCCCACCGCGCAATCTCGGTCACGCTGTAGGTGCCGCCGTCAAGGTCGAGCGCCGGGCCAGCGTAGTCTACAGCGCCCGAGGCTGCGAACGTCCCGCCGTCAAAGGCCACGTCGGGCCCAATCCAGGAGGCACTTTCAAACGCGGTGAACGTCCCGCCGTCAAGGGCCATGTCCGGGCCCTGCCAGAGCGCTGCCTCTGAGGCGAACCACGTGCCACCGTCAAGCGCGAGCTCGGGCCCGATGTAGCTGACAGCCGCCAGCGCCGTGAAGGCCCCGCCCTCGAGCGCCAGCGATGGCCCTTCCCACGATGCCTCTTCGTTCACTGACCACGCGCCAGGCTCGAGCTGCATCTCGGGGCCGGTGTAGCTCACAGCCCCGCTGACGGTGAACGTGCCGCCGTCTAGCGCCACGTCTGGCCCGAGGTAGTCCGCCTGCGTGATGGCCTCAAAGGTGCCGCCGTCAAGCGCCATCTCCGGGCCGGTGTAGCTGACGGTCGCGAACGCGCTGAACGTGCCAGCGTCGAGCGTCAGTTCCGCTCCGGTGTAGTCCGCCGACATGGCCGCGCTAAAGCTGCCGCCGTCGAGGTCAAGCGCCGGGCCTTCCCATGACGCTTCCTCGTTGACAGACCACGTCCCGCCAGCGAGCAGCATGGCAGGGCCAATCCAGTCCACGAAGACGGGAGGCTTTGGACGCCTGCCGCCTTGGCTGTAGTACTGCTGCCAGTGCTCTTGATAGAGCTTGCGTGGCTGCGTCGGCATGTCAGGCCGGCCGGGTCCGCGAGGTGTATTCCACGATGACGTCAGCAGCGGAACCGAGCGTCAGCTCCAGACGCACGCCCGAGGGCTGCGCCGGAATCCACCCGCTATCGGCACGGTATTCTGACAGCTCCGAGCACTCGCTTGCCGAGAGCGCCGCAGTGTCGCCAGCGTCCGGGCTGCCAGTCGACAGCTCATGCACGTTGCGAAAGAGAACCGTCAGGCCGGACGGGTCGCCAACCAGCAAAAGACGGAAGTCATTCGCGAGCGGCATCAGCACCGTCGCGCTCGGGCTGGCAGTCGAGAGCGAGACCCGCTCAACCTGGAAGAAGTCCCGGAGGGCCATGGTGCGTCGCATCGTCAGACCGCCTGTTCGAGCAAGGGGTAAAAGGCGAAAGAGTAGAGCGCGCCGTATCCGGGGGTGGCCACTGTCAGACGCGCGCCCACAGTTTGCCACGTCGCCTGCTGCGTCGCTAGGACCTCAAGGAATCCCGTATCGTTGCCAATACTTGGCATCGCTGCGCCGTCCTGCCAGATAGGGTCGCCCATCAGCCGGTCCGACGTGCGCTCGAGTATGGTCTGCTGAAGCGCGCCACATCGCAGGGTGTACTTGTAGTTGCCGGTCGCGAGGATGGCGACGCGGAACTTGGTGCAGAACGGCGGAACCCGGAGCAGCATGTCGAACGTGCTTGAGGTTGAGTAGCCGTAGCCGATGGAAAAGCTAAAGCACTGCGGAGGCGTGCCCCATCCGCACATGAGCGCGTGCTGTTGCGCCTCGATGGTCCGGACAAGCGCCGCGTCTGCGCGCTGGTAGTCGCGCAGGCTGCGTTGACGCTCAAGCGTGTCAAGGCTGATGTCGTACTGTGGGGGCCGTGCCGCCGTCGTCATTCCGCTTGCCTCCAGACTTGCACGCTCTCGAAGTATGCCCACTCGCCGACACCTACAGCGTCGACGCTTGCCGTAATGTCGACGTCAACCGGGCCTAGCTCTAGCTCGAACGAGCCGTAAGCGTTCGCGCCGACCGGGTAGCTTGACGCTCCGATGGCAATCGAGCCAGTCGCCGAGACAGAGCTGCGCAGGTAGTAGGTGACGACGTAGCGCCGAGACCTGATATCCGCCCGCGGAATCCGGCCACGCCCGCACATGACGCGTTCCGTGTTCTCGGACACGCCCCACACAATCAGGTCCTGAGACAACCACGGCATTTTGCTGAAGCTGCTGTCGTCTGAGTTGGCGCGCCACAGGTGCGAGAAGATGCAAGCCGGCCGGTCCTTGGCAATGCACACCGGGCCATCAAGCAGCCGCGCCGCGAGCTCCGTCGAGATAGCCCGGTCCGTCGTGTCCCAACTGGCCTCCGCCGTGCGGAAACCGGAAGGATAGAGCACTGCGCCAGGAACTGACGTCGGCTGCCAATAGGCGACGAGCGCGCAGATTTCCACGATGTCGCCAGCCGCAGCCAACGCGCTGACGGTCCATTCCTCGTCGGCGTTCGCAGGCGTTGCCGTCAACGTGACCTTCGTGAACGTCAAGGCGCTGATGCTCGCCGTTACCGTTGCCGCCCCGCCTTTCAGGCTGATTTGACCAGCTAGAACGGCGCCGTTGGTCCGACGCGCAAAGACCTCGACGCGCAACTGAAGGCCGCGCAACGGAGCGCCGGTCGCGAAGTCGTCGCCGTTGCGCGACCGGAACCGGAACAAGTCCTCGTCCGCGCCTGTGACCGTCGTGAAGAATGGCATGCCCGCCCACTGCGCGACCGGTGGCTCGTACGTCGCCCACACCTGGTCGTGATTCGCGCGTGCCCGCTGCCATGCTGCGCCCGTCGTCGTCGCGATAGGCGGGACAAGGTTGCTCAAGTATTGCGGCGTGTACGTCATGCCTCAAAGCTCCCGCGCGAGACGTAAAGGTGCTCGTTCTGCGCCGCCGTACCAGCGCCGAAGTCCGCGTAGGTCAACCACGTGTCGCCGTCGGCAGGATAAGTCGCAGACACGACCGGCGTTGTCAGCTCGATTGTCTGGTAAGTCGCATCAACCGCTGCCACCGTCCGCGTAGCCGACAGCCCAGCGTTGCCGCGCCGGTAGATTCGGACCTCCATGCCGGCCGCAAAGCCGGTGATATCGTCCACCTCGAGCAGCACCGTCGAAAGGTAGCCGTCGACACGTGCCGCCGGGCAAAGCTGACGCGCGACCTGCTGCTGTCCAGGGACGAGGAAGGTCAGCGTGCGCTCGCCCGTGCCAAGGCTCATGGTTTCGCCGATGACGCGCGCCGGAACGGACTGCGCAACTTCGCCGTCAGCCCATGACCAGATGGCCGGGTGGTCAAGGTTCAAGCGACACGGGTCGCCGACTTGAAGCTCGAGCCCGGGACGCACGCCCATCGTCACGACAAGCTGTCCGTCTGACAGGGCTAGCACCTTGCCTCCAAGGATGAGCGCCGACGCCGTGTTGATGCCCGGCGCGATGAACGTAACCGTCCGCGCGCCTTCGGCCTGCTGTCGCGGCACGTCGCGAATTACGCTGACGGTCCGCTTTTGGCGCAGCGTGTCCTCGATGCGCACCACGTTTGGCGACTCGAACAGGCGTTCGGCCTGCGTTGAACCGACCATGACGGAAGCCGGCGTGACCGTGAGCGCAAGGCCCGGGACGTCAAGCGTCGTCGGCACGGCTTCGATTCGCACGTAACCGTCCCCCCCCCGCCGCTGCGTCAAGCATCGTCCGAGCAATGCCAGCCACCCGCCCGCGACCTTCTCAACGCTCGCCTTGTCGTCGCTGGCGCCGTCGACGTACTGCGACGAAAGCGGCCAGCCGTCGAGGTCGAACCACGAGCCCGGAATGCCAAGACCCAGCCCGTAGCCGAGGGTGTCATACACACCGCGCCCGCCCGTCCCGCTCGAGGTCGCGAGCGTCTCAATGACCTCTTCAAGCGTCCCGCGCTCTCCAGGCACGGCCGTTGCCAGCGTCGACGCCAAGAACGGGTTGATGCGCGTGGTCCCTTGCAACGCCCGCTCGGTCAACTGGAACGCGACAAGCTGTCCGTTCGCCCACGATGGCGCCGCGATGACGTTGGCGAACCGCGCCAGTTCAAGGCCCTCGTCGTTCTCGAGCATGATGTAGCCCGAGCTCGGCCACGTCGTAGGCTCGCCGTCGGCTTCGAGGTCAGGCTTGACGACGACCCACGGATTCAACGCCTCATTCGGCTTGACCTCAAACTTGAAGTCGTCGCCGGTCACCTGTCGGTCGCCCGAGAACCCGCCGCCGGAGGACAGGACATCAATGCGCTCCGTGTACGTAGTCGGCCGCTCGAACTGCGACAGAAACCACACGTTGGCACGCAGCGTCATGACCTCGCGCGCGTTGGTCGCCGGGTCCTCCGAGCACAGGCGGAACCGCATGCGCGGCGTTTCGCCCTCTGTCCAAACGCTCGCAGACGCTGCGACCAGCCGCGGCGAGAACACCGCCGAGTTTCGCACGCCACCCTCGACGCTTAGCGCCACGCTGTCGAGGTTGACGATGGTCGGAGCCGAGGTCGCAAGGCTCAGGGTCGCGTTGTCGTTGGTGTCGAGGTTCTCGACGTATACCGTGTCCGACGGCGTGACGACGATGGGATAGCGCCCGAAGGCATCCACCGGCGCTGTCGCATCCTCGAGCGGATGAAATACGACCTTGCCCTTGGCCGTGCCGCCAAGGTCCTGCGCCAACAGGCGTTCGATGGGAAGGCACCGCAAGAGCATCTGCCGCCCGTCAATCTGTGGCTGCGCGTCAACGTAGCCCTTCCAAAACTCTCGGCAATAGCTGCCGACAGTGCAGGCCGTCCCTGCCAGCGCGCGCCCGTCCGGCCCGACGAGGTGCTCGTAGAGTGTCACGAACCGCCCGCGCCAGTACTGCGGCCGGTCCGTGCAGAACCGGTAACCGCTCGCCGTGCTCGACGGGTGCAGGTAGTTGAGGCCCGCGACCGCCCGCGTGATGCCCGTGAAGCTGGCGCCCGTCGTCCCGCTGTAGGTGCAGAACTCGCGCCCGACATAGAACGAGCCCGACGCCGGAAAGCCCGTCGTGCTATTCACGGCGAAGGTCGTCTGTGTTCCGTCTGCGTCCGCTGTCAGTTGCGCGCGGAGGCTCGGCGTCTGAAACAGTTCAGCCCCAACGACGGCGAGCGCGTCTAGGGCAAAGACTAGGTCAAGCGACCGGCCACGCCCGAGCCCGGTAACACGGTCAAGCTCTCGGCTGATTCGGTCGCTCTCACGCACGCGAAGCGACGCTGGCGCAGAGGTGTAGCCCGACGGCACCGCGATAGGCTCATCCAGCGTGGTCAACAGCTGCGTTTCAAGGAAGGCATACGGGATGCCCTCAATGGCCACCCCGAACATGCGCGAGTATCCCGCGTCGATGAGCTCCGACCATGTCGACATCGTCAGTCCTCCACCGCGAGCGTAACCCGAACCTCAGCCCAGAGCTGCGCGTCCCCCAGCCACCGAGGCGATGCCGTCGACATCACGCGCCCCGTGATCGCGCCGCCCGGTTGCGAGGCCCCGAACGGCGAAGCATTGCCGCCCTCAATCGTGATGCGCCCGCGTTGACACCAGCCAAACAGCCACGCGTCCAGCGCCCACTTGTGCATGGTCAACAGCACCGTGACGACCCGTGCGCCGCCCCAGGCGAAACCCATATCGCGTTCCAGCCGGTCCGGGACTTGCTCATCGTCCGCGTCGATGCGCTGCGCCTCGACGTGATAGCCCGCGAGCGGGATGGCCACCGGCGACAGGCGCGACGAGGTGAACGACGACGCCGCCGGCACGCCCCCGTCTGCGCGCGCTACAAGGCCCAACAAGACGCCTAGCCGGTCCGGTCCTATCAACGCCATGGATGACGCCGGCGTGACCGTAAAACGGCCTTCTGCGTGCGTCGTAGCGAGGCCCGCCGAAGTCATTGCCGCCGCAACCGCGTCGCCCCGGTAGATGCCCGACGCGAGCTGATACGTCGTCGCGCCCGCGCGCAACCGACGGTAGCCGGTCTCGCTTGCGTCGACGTAGCCGTAAAGCATGGCACCAGCAGGCGGCAGCTGCGCCGGCAGGGTGTGTTGCAGCGCCTGACTCAGTGACCTCATGGGACGGCGACTCCGTTGATGCGCGCCTCGACGATGCCCGGCAACCGCCCCTGAGGCTCAAGGCTTGAGCCCGTGACGCGTATCCGGCCAAGCCAGATGCCCTCGTTGACGACGTCCCAAACGCCAATGCGCAAAGTCTTCAAGACTTGGAACGCGTCCGCGTAGATGACAGACATGGCCAGCGACACCGACCCCGCCGTCCACCTCGGTGTCGACACCGCCGACCCATCCGCCGACGGTTTGCCCGCCGTCGTCGACCATCCGGGCGGAGCCATGCGCAACCCGTCCACAGTGACCACCGACGACAGCGCCGAACCCGTGTAGCTAGACGCGCCAGAGCACGTAGCCGGGAGTCCCGTCAGCGTGTCCGCGCCAAGCGTCAACAGCATGTTGAAGATGCTAGGCCCGCTCATGGTCAACTGCTTCGTGGCCTCGTTGAAGGCCAGACCGAACGACGCGTTGGCCTGAGACAGAGCCTGCGTAACCCGCGCCGTCAGAGACCACGCGCTTTCACGCTCATCCGCCCGCGTCACGCCCCCGAAGCCCGAGAGCGCGAAGGTCTCAAACGTGGCCCGCGTCTCGATGACCGGGAACAGAGCCGCCATCACCAGCCTCCCGCGCTCGCCATGCCCGTGTTCCGCGCCGTCATCTCCGCGCGACGGAATGCCATGGCCGTGCTCTGCCCGTCGACGATGCCCGTTTGCAGGTTGTACACGTTCGTGATGGTGCCGCCTCCGCCGCCCATCGTGCTGTCACGCGTCGAGGCCGCAGCCTTCGCGGGCGCCTTGCTTCCTCCGCCGTCGCCGCCGCGTGGCGTTGCCTTAATAGCACCGCCAGCGACGAGGCCGAACATGAGCGCCGCAGTGAAGTGGCCAGCGCTTTCAGCCGGGTTGCCCAACGTCGCAAAGCCCATGGCCGTTTCAAACAGCGCGCGGATGCCGGCCTCCACTTTGACGCTGTCAATCTTCTTGCCGACCGCGCCCGCGATGGCCCCGGCACTGCCGACGATGGCCGTGGTCAAGCCCTGCTGCCCGTCCTTGAACTTGCCCATCTGCGCGTTGATGCCGGCCAAGCTTTCGCTCACGACCTCGAAGGCCGGCGCCTGCACCTGCCCAAGCGTCTGCAGCGCGTCGCTGAAGTTTGTGACGTAGCCGGCGAGGTTCTCCCGGTCGAGCTGCTCGCGCATTTTTGCCGCATCCTCAGCCGCCTTCAGCCGCGTCTCGCCGAGCGCAGACAACGCAGCGTTGACACCCTCGACGGCCTTCTGCTCGGCTTCCCAAGTCGACAGCACCTTATCCGCTGCCTCTTGATCGAAGTACTCAGCGATGCCCATCTGCGCGTGCTGCTTAGCCAGCGCGTCAAGCTCGACCAGTCGCTTCTCGAGCTCTGTCTTGAGAGGCGCAAAGGCCGCAGCCATGGCGCCCTGCGGAAGGCTGGCAAGCTCTGCCGCCACCTTGTCGCGAGTCTCGCGCAACGTTGCCAGATTCTCCTCGCCAACGCCCGCCAGCGCAATCCGCCGCTGGTGCTTGCGCTCCTCGTCCAGCTCTTCAATCCGGAAGTCGTTAGCCCTATCGCGTCGCTCCTGTCGGAGCGCTTCCTCTTCGGCCAACTGGCGCGCGATGTCTTCCGGACTCGGGCCTTGAGCCGCGCGACCGCCACCGGCGCCGCGAGCCTCAGGCATGTCGGGCTTGCCGAGGTTGATTAGCCGCTGATTGGTAATTTCCTTGGTCAGTTTGATTTCTTCTTGAAGCCCGACGTTTGCCTCGTCGATGGCGTCCCGATTCTTGAGTGCCAAGTCCAGCTTGGCGCGCTGCGTGACGACACTGGCGCCGACGACAAGTGCCTCGGCTCGAAGCGCTGCCGCCCGCTCCCGCGCTTCAACCTTGTTGAATTCCCTCAGAGCCTTGTTGTCCTCACGCCTTGCGTCGCGCAACAACTGCTGTTGTTTGGACTCGAGCGCGCCAAGCTCGCTTTGCGCCTTGATGGCCTCGGACACCGCGTTCTTGCGCTCGCCTTCTCGCTTGGCTTCTTCGTTGCGAAGCTCTCCAATCTTGCCCTTCAGCTGCTCAACTGCGACGCCTTCGCGCTCGAACCTTGCCGTCTCGGTATCGCCCCGAAGCTCGGCCAGCTCTGCTCGCGAAGCCGCCAGCGTTGCCGCCGACGCACCCGTTGCCGCCTGCATGCGCGCCAAAGACGACGACAGCGCGTCTGTCGATACCTTCAGCCGGTCCGTTTCGGCCTTGTTCTTCTTCATCTGCGCCTCGAGCGCAGCGGCCTTTTCGTCGCTGTCGTCGAAGGCGTCGGAAAGGAAGTTAAACGCGGTGATGACCGCAGTCACACCCGAGCCAAGGAAGCCGAAAATCTCAATGCCCTTGTTGAGCGACTCCTTGAGCTTGCCGATGCCCTCAAGCGGGCCCGAGATAGCGCCGGCCATGCGTCCGAGCGTGCCGTTGATGCTTGTGGTCGCGGCCTCTTGAGCCTTTGCCGCCTGCGTCTGAGCCTGCGTCGCACCCGTCAGCGAGCGCGTTTTGGCCTCAAGCTCGGCCATCCGCTTCTTCGCGTCCTCGAGCATGCGGATGGTCTCGTCTTCGCCGACCAGCGAGACGTTCAGCTCAGTGCGTGCCGCCGTCAGTGCCATGGTGTCGCTCCCAAGCTGCTAGGTCGTCGAGGTCACGCAGCACCCAAGCCGGCAAATCCTCCGCCCGGAGGGTACCACACACCCGCTTCTCCGCTTGCACCGCCCGCAAAACCCTTACACGTGAAGAACTTCGCGCGATTCCAATAGGGCACGAGGGCCAGTCCACGTCAAACAGCCTACCGCCCGAGCACATGTCGTCGCACGCACCCCGGCCGGCGCAGTGATAGCCCCACCGCGCGAGCTCATGCATGCCCGCAGCCACCCGAAGGACGGCTATTTCGTCGGGCCGAAAGGGTTGGTCGACACCCGGTAGATGAGGGCCCCGAGTGTCCGCTGGAAATGCCAGGGAATCGGCTCGGCTCCGCTGACGATGGCCTTGTCGTCCGGGTGAACGCCCAAGTCGACCAGCATCCCAAGCAACTTGCCGTCCTCGCCGAACGGAACGCCGTCGATTTCCCGTCGCGTCAGGGCTCGGATGCGCAAACGGGTCGCGTCCGGACCCACGATGGCGTCAGAAACCGCGACCCATTCGTTTTCGCCGTGACCGTCGGACCCCGAAACGTCAGGGTCCGACGTGTTCACGACCTCAAAGTAAGCTGTATTGACCCGCTGAAGCCCCATTTGCGTCTCCTCTCCTGGGGAAGGCGGTCAGCCTACATCATCCGAAGGCGATACGGAAGGCCGTTCCCTTGACCGTAGACGCGCCCGCCGTGCCATCGCTAGCCGCGACCACGTTGCGCACCTCGTACACGCGCTCAAGGCCCCACACGCCGCCAAGGTCGACCGGCTTCGACGTGCTCTGGAGCTGGATAGCCGGGCCGTAGCAGGCCACGTGATAGCCAGTACCCGCGCCCGTCGAGCTCAAACCCCACATGCGGGCCAAAGCCTGTCCGGGCTCGATTGTCCCGTTCGTGATAAGGTCCGCGTAAATGTCAGAAGTCAACATCCGCTCCGTGATGACCACCTGCCGGTCAGTCGTCACGAGCTGCGACACGCCCTGCTCCGAGCTGGAGCACAGCGCCTCTGACAGAGTCTGCGTAATGTTCACCGCGAGCTCGGCGAAACAAAACGCGTCGTCCGTCCCGGGGTCAACGCTGTAGGTGTTGAGCACTGGGCCAAGCTGCGTACGCGGGAAAGAGAAGGCCGGAGCCGACAGCGCGTCGACATATTCCCAGTCGAGGAACTGGAGCGTCACCGCGACGAGGATCTGAGCCTTGGCGTTGGCGGTGATGTTGCAGGCCGTCACGCGGCCATCCCATGCGCGAAATCCGCCGTTGGCGCCAGCCGTCGCGAACTCCATCGTGAACGGAAGATTTGCCAAGCCGCCAGTCGTGAAGCCGACCGTGACCGTGCGCTTGACCGTCTGCGCGCTGTCAGGCGTCGCGTTCAGCTCGACGATGCTGACCTCGTCCGGCGTCGGAGTCGTGTTAACGTCGGTGACAAAGCTCAGACGACTGCCACCAGTGGTCGTCGGCACAATGGCGCCTTGGCCAATCCACGCAGTGTTGGCCGCCGACACCGTCAGCGTGTTGCTCGTCGACGCGCTCGTGATGGCACCGATAGCGGCCTGCACCTGCATCGTGCCGAGGGCATCGGCAATCAGCTTGTGCTCGATGGTCGCCGCCGAAGCGTCGCCGCAGTCGGTCAGGACGAACGTGAGCTGAGCGGTCGCGCCGGCCTTGCTTCCGGCCTTCTTGTCGCTGGCGCCGAACACCGGGCGCTGCGTCGGCTGGCCGAGCGCCTCATACACGCCCGAAGGCATGAACATGCCCTGCGCGTCGATGGCGTCAGTGTCGGCGAACGAGGTGACCTCGGTCCCCCATGCGCCCTGCTGCTTGACCCAAATCCGCCCGAGCTTCGTAGGTCCGTACGACATGACAACTCCTCAGGCCGTGATGACGGCCGCGTCTAGCTTGTAAATCACGATGACCGAGAACGACGAAGTAACCGCGCTCGGGGATGCCTCGGTCAAGCCGACCGGCGCCACGTCGACACGCATGACACCGGCAGCGGTCTCGAACAGGCGCTCGGCCTTGGACCAGAACCGCTCGGCATCGGCTGCAATACGGTCTTCAACGCCAGCCTGCATGGCCGCGTAAAAGAACGTGACCGTGTACTCCACGCGCCACGTGTCGCAGTTGTTGACCTCGATGCGCGCGGGCTGTGCCGCCAGAGTCAGCGTGAACACGCGGTCTGGTGCCGAGTCCGGGTCGATGCTGCCTGCGTCAAGATGACGGAACCGGTCGTCCGCGTGCGCGCGAACATCCGGGATGGCGCTCTCGATGGCCGTAGCCAGGGCGCGCCTGATGGTTGCCGCGCGCGTCATGACCGGTTCAGCCTGATGGTCTTGGGCCCGACGAACTCCGCGACGTCAACCTTGCCGTCATCGTTGTCGTCGTGCCACGTGCCCGCGAGCGAGAACTCAAGCTGGTCCTTCAGTTCTTGCTCCATCCGGTCGATAAACGTCGTGCCGTCAAAGCCGGGCGGGATAAGACCGTCGCGCGCAAGCTCGATACGCAGCGCAGCCATGCCAGCGTCGGCAAGCAGCGACTGGTCCCCGACAAGGTACGGCATGCGGCCCGATGACAGCACGCGCTGGATAACGCGACGCGAAGCCCGGTCCGACACGCCTTCCCAGTACTCTGACCGCTTCGCCGCAGCCACGCCAGGGAAGGCATAGCCAGCGTGGCGAGCCGCGATGCTCGGCGACATCGGCGGCAAAAACACCGTGCGGCAAACGCACGCCGGCTCAAGGTAGCTGACAACCTCACCGTCGGCCATCGTCACCGACCAGCGAAGTTGGTACCACTGGCCAAGCACCGTCAGCGCGCTCGAAGGAATGGTTGCCGTCAGACGCGCAGGCGCAAGCGTGCTGCTCGTCGTGACGGCGACGGCAAGCGCATCGGAATACCCGATGACGTTGCCGACCACCGACGAAGGCCGCAGCAACGCCGCGCCCTCCGCCGGGTTGACGATCCAATAGGACCGCCCAGCGACGATCGAGCCAGCACCGGCCGCGACCGTCAAAGAGAAATCTCCGACGCTGGCAATCGTGCGCGAAGCCGGGTCGAGCGTCACCGCTGGAGACGAAAGCGAGACACCCGCCGGCGACACGAAAGCCAGCGTCGCAGACACGGGGCGCCGCGGTGGAGCGAACTCAACCGCGGCATTCTGACCTTGCTGAAGAAAGCGCATGCCGTCTCCTTACACGCGCCAGGCTTCAGACCTCGGAGCCGACGATGCCGTCAGGCAGAGCCGACACGGCCGAGCTGATAGCGAAGTCGAGCGAGTACTTGCCCGCCTTGCTGTCCTCGTCAATCTGCACCTGAAGGTCAGGCGCCGAACGCTCCCAGAAGATAAGCGGGCTGCCAGCCTTGCTGACGAGGAACCAGTTGTCCGCGTCGGTCAGGTGGTTCCACACGATGGTGTCGATGCCGTAAGACCCGGCCATGTTCACCTGCATCTGGTCCGACGTGACGCTCGAGCCGAGAGCCTGACCGGCTGCCTCCTCGAGGTCAGGCGGGATGATGAGGTAGAACCCACCCTCGGCGACAACGTCGCGAGGAAGGCCCTGATAATCCCGCCAGCGACGGAACATCGCGATAGCCGCCATGATGGCCGCAGAGTCGAGGCCGGTCGTCAGCTTGTTCGAGCGCGTGCCAATCTTGGTCACGTGGTTGTTGGCGCAGAGCGCCAGCCCGTCAACCGATGTGGTCGAGGTCGAGAACGCGCCTGCAAGAACCTCGGCAGCCTTCGCCGCGTAGGTCGAGGCCGTAGCCACGCCGATACGCTGCGGGAGGGTCGTGGTCGACTCAGGGACGTCCTTGGCATCGTACTTGTCAACGCGCACCTGAAGGCCGAACTTCTCGTACTGGACGAGCTGCGGCGTCAGCGCCTCAAGCTCTTGGACGGGAAGGTCGCCGCCGTTCCAGTTCGGGATGGACGACACGCCCGTAATCGGCGAGATGCGAAGGTCCGCGATGTCGTTGCGACGGTAGTCGTAGGCCTGCGCCCACTGCTCCGACACGCTGAACAGGCCCTCGAAGAACCGCTCGACGACGGTCTGCTTGACGTTGGTATTGTTGAAGTTGGTCGCCATGTGGATGCCCTCCTATCAGTCGAGCGGCTGGAGCGAGACGATGAACTCTTTGGCGACAGCGTTGTTGCCAGCGTTGGCAACCGACCACTGGCCAGTGAGCGTGATCACGACGTCGGCGTTGGTGTCCACCGTCTGGTCGACAAGGTGAACGCCGCCGAGAGTCGCGGTCGCCGAGCTCGCCGACAGCGAGCGAACGTGCAGCTTGCCGTCCTTAAACATGCCTTCGGCCTGTCCGTCGATGACCTCGTTGTTGACGACGTCGTGCGCCGGCAGCGAGGCCGCGACGATGGCGTTGACCTTGACCTTCGGAACGAAGGTATCGGTCGAGTTGGTCGACGGCGTTTGGACCGAGTAGCTGACGCCGAGCTTGTACGGCGAGCGCAGGAAGAAAGCCGGAATCGTTACGGTGCCCATCACGACCTCAGCGGTCGAGTTGGTGCAGGCCGTGAACGACGCCGGCACAAAGAGATTTGCAGGCTTGGCCATTAGTGTCCTCCGTGAAGTGAACCCGGCCAGCGCCGGTGCCCGTGCATTACGGCAAAAGTCTGTGACGCGCGCAAATGCCGCGCGAAATCGTCAACGACTTCCGCGCCTTGGCTTATCGTATCCCTTCTGGACCGTCAGTTCCACACCCGGTCCGAGGTCCCGCTGGAGCAAGTCAGCCGTGCTTGGCTTCTTCTGCGCCATGCGACGCTTGACGGTCTGGATGGTGTGCCACGTGTCCGGGTGATACCACACGTAGACGCCGAGCTTGCCGTCGCGCTCGAAGCCGAGCGGAGGACGCATCTCGACGCCCGTCGGCACGTCCTGCGCGCCCATGGCCTTGTGCTTGTGGTACAGCCGCGCCACGTGCGGAGGCATCGAACCGTCACCGTGACGAGCGCCGCAGCGGAACCAGTGCATGGTTTCGAGGCCGGGAGGCGCGAACCACATGCCAATCTCATCCGCGCGGCTAATGTCTTCGAGGTCGCGCATGAACCGCTCGGCCGTCGCCCGCTGCTCCGCGACCAGCTTCTCGAGGTCGTAACTCATACGGGCTCCCCTCCAAGGTTCTTGGCGATGGTCTTGCGCACGAGGTCAGTGTCAAAAACCTTCCGCGTCTCCATGCCCTTCTGGCCCTTGCCCTTAGCCGTCTTGTCGATGCGGTCCACCACGCCGGCCGTGATGTCGCCTGCAGGACGAGGCGCCGCCGCGAAGATGTCCGCGTTCTGCGACCGGAACTCTTCGAGCGCCTTGCGACCCTCGGGCGTTCGCGGGTCAACCGCCGGCGCGACCTGCGCCAGGAGCGACGGGTTAACGCGCGCGCCTGCCCTCGTCAGGTACCCTACGACCTCTTCGCGCTGCGCAACCGCCAGCGCCTGCCGCTGCTGGTCAAGCCACGCGCTCTGCTGTGACTTGAGCTCTGCCATTTGGCGCTCGAGCTCAGCCGCGCGCATCTCTGCCTCGCTTGGCCCCTTCCTAGTCGCCGCCTTCGCGACAGGCTTGGCAGGCGCTGGCGGGTTCGCGGCCCGATGCGCCTGCTTCGCCTTCTGCTGTGCCCGCAATGCAGCGAGCTGGTCCTTGAGTCCCATCGTCTCCCCTCCTCTTGTCAGGCTTCGTCAGCCGCTTCCGCCTCAAGCTCCACTTCGAGCTCCGGCGCCTCTTCTTCCACGTCTTCGTCGCCAGTCTCGTCCATGTACTCGAGATGCTGGACCAGTCGCGCGAGCAGCTCGGCGACCTTGGCCTCGAGCTCCGACCCGGGCTCGGCCGGCATCAGGGCAATGATTTCATCCGAGAGGATGCCAAGCTTATCAACGTTTTCCTGAAACTCGTCCACAGTCAACCTCCCAACAACCGCGAGGACCGACGGGCTGCACTGCGCGCCCGACGTGCCACCCGACCCGCTTCGACCTGCTCGCCGATGCGCTTGGCGAACTCGTCGTCGATGTCCGCCTTGATGGCCTCGACAAAGGCCGCGCGCTCCGGCTCGTTGTATTGCAGGACGCTGACGCGCTCGTTTCGACCGGCGAGGTAGGCGACAGAAGCTTGCGGGTTGCCCTTGCCGCGCGACCCGTAGAAGCTAATCTTGACCCGGTTGACAGCCATGGCGCGAACGCCGAGCGAGGCCCAAAGACGCCCGGTCTTGTCCCAGTCGCGACGCTTGCCGTTCGGCAGCAGCTCCAAGTATCGCCCGTAGTTCTCGTAGACGACCCAGCCTTGCCACTGGCCCTGTTGCACCTTGCGTTCATAGCCAGCCGGCTGCGGTTGTCCAGGCGCAACCCACCAGCGATTCTTGTCGTCCTTGCTCCGCCCGGTCGTCGAGTACTCGCCAAGCGGCGTCCACTGGCCACCCGTCGGCGAGACGCCGTTGCGCACGCGCGTCTTGATGGCGTTGGCCAGCACCACGGCCGCGTCACGCAGCGGCACAATCAGCCGGGCCGACAACTCGTCGAGCCGGTTGAAGCCTTTGAGCTGGATGTCATAGCCCAACATCTGCGACCTCAACCGATTCGCCTTGAACGGGTTGCTGCTCAACCGCCGGCGCGCTCAGCGGCTCAAGACGCGCGTCCATCTCGGCATCGGCCATCATGCGCTGAAGTGCCTCGTCGACGCTGATGCCGTCCATCTTCGCGCGCGCGCGAACCTTGCCGATGAGGCCGAGCGTCTGCTGAAGCTCCAACGCCTGCGCATCGTGAAGCGGGTCCGCAGGCATGACGGGCTCCCGGAACTCAAGCTGCACCTTCGCGGGCGGCAGGACCTCGACGCCACGCACGGCGTTGACGTAGCTTGCAACGAGGTCGTAGCAGCGTTGCTCGCCACGCTCGAGCTCGTCGAGATACTTCTGGCGCTCGGTGTCGCGGTCAATCTGCTCCATCTTCTTCGCGAGCGCCGTGATGCCCGCCGACTTTAAGAACGTCGCCGGGTTCATTCCCTGGGCGCTGATGACCGCGCGCATGTATTGCTCATTCGTTGTCGCGTAGCCGGCGAGGTCCGGCTGCGGGCGCGCGAAGTCGAGACGCGCGGCAGGGTCGCCGAACGCCGCCAGCGTCTCCGGACCGGTGTCCATGTTCTCGGCCTCGCCTGCGCTGACGCCAGACACGAACATCTGCGAGTAGCCCTGAAGCCGCGCGATGTGCCCGAGGTCCGTCATGTCGTGGTTGATGGCCCGCTGCGCATCCAGCAAGTCGTCTGGCGCGAAACACCACCACGCACCACTGACGGTGTCGTCGCCACGCATGCACACGACCGGGATGCGGCCAAACGGGTTGACCCCGCCGAACGGAGGCGGCATTTCCGCCGCGAACTCCTCCATCCACGTGATGGCCTGCGCGGTGAATCGCGCCGTCGCGTATCGCACGCCGCCAAGGTCCGGGTCTTGCTCGATAGGCACCAGCAAGCGCCACGCGCTGACCTCGTCTTCGCTTTGCGCCATCGGGTCCGTCAGTTCAACCGCTTGGTCGTGCGGAGGCATCGTCACGACCCGCAGGCTCGAGCCGTGCGGCAGGCACCAGACCGTCGACTGGTTCAGCGTCACGAGCTGCCCATAGGCCGACTGCATCGCCTTATCAACGCCGGCCTCGGTGTAGATAAGCTCGATAGTACGCGTCACCGCTTCCGGCAGCGGAGCGCCAGTCACCGGGTCAACGAACGACCGCGTGCGCTTCATGCTCGCCATCTCGCGCGCGTTGCGCCAGATGAACGGTACTACGCGCTGAACGTGCTTCGTCCACGTCTTGGGATAGAGGCGCTGACGCTGGCGCCGGCTGTCCTCCATGTTGCGGTGGAGGTACTCCCACAGGATGCGCATCTTGTCGCGCCACTGCTGCGACCCGGGCCCGTCGGTCAGGTATCGCCAGCCGCCATTCAGTTGCAGTGCCAGACTCATGCGCGCCTCACAGGTGCTTGCGGCTTAGGGTGTACGCCGTCGAGTGGCGCGAGTGTACCATGACCTGATGCATCCGCAAAGCATCAGCCCCGTGGTCAAAGACGTTGTCCTTGTGGGGGATGTTCGTGATGACCCCGAACATGTCCTGCTTGTAACGGTAGTTCTGCATGCAGGACACGATACCGCGCCGCTCCTCCGTCTTGCCGAGGTGCCTCGCGAAGAGCAGCTGCGGGGCCCGGTCGACAGGGTCAAGCATGTCGCGCACGAGCTCGATACCTTCCGCGACAGACTGCTCGAGTCGGCTGTTCATACGGTGGACCTGCGACTTCGGGAACTGCTCGAGCGCCCATTGAATCTCGCGCTTTACCGCTCGGTCACAAACAATGTGCGACGGCTCGCGCTTTAACCGCTGGCATCGCATCACGACCTCTTCGTGTAGCTTGCCCATCGGGATGTTGTCCGGGCACAGCTCATCGAAGACGATGCATCGGCCTTGAGCGTCGCGCGCAATCCACAGGACGTGAGGATACTGGTCGCCGGCGTCGTACGCTAGGTCGTACTCCATCCCGTTCGGGAACCGGTTGAACTCAACGAGATGCCGCGAGTCCTCGAACTCCGCCCAGATGATGGACTCGGGACGCAGAATCTCGGCCAGCACCTCTTGCCGCCAGCGCCGCGCGCTGTAGTGGACCTTCAGGCCGTCGAGGTAGTTGGCCGGCAAGTGCGGGTTATCAAGCGCAGTGTTGCGCCACCAGCCCCAACGCATCAACTCCTTCCGACGCTCAACCTCGTCCTCGATGCCGTGCGCCTTGATGCGCGCTTCATGAAACTTGGCGACCACGCCGCGCAGGCCGTTCGGAGTCGTCGTCCCAAATATCTGCCGCCAGCGTGAGCCAGGACGACGGATGCGCCCGTCGACTGTGTCCCAAATCTCAAGCGACCGCGGCACCGTCTCGATCTCGTCCATCCATGCGGTCGAGAACTCGAAGCCAAGCAGGTTGGCGATCTTTGCGTACGTCCGGGCAAACACCTTGCCGCCACAGACTAGCGTCTGTTCCTTCGCAGCCTTGTGCCACTTGCCCGAAGCTAGAGGGTAGCCGGCCTGCTCAAGCTCTTCAACGTACCTATGCCAGTGCGGTAGGTTCACATTTGAGACTTGGTCGTGCGTCGGGCCGCTGAGCATGTGCCAGCCACCCGGGTTGGCGATGACGCCCATGACGAATTCGGCACCAGCCCACGCCGTCTTGCCCGCCCCAATGCCGCCAAGGTGCAGCTTCTGCGTCTTCGGCGAGGTCCACCGCCCCTTGCCCGCGTCCCACTCCGGCAGCGACAGACCGGCAGCGTGCGCCGCCATCATGTGCGGCATCGGTCGATAGCTGGTCACGGAGCAGAAGAACTTGAGCAGCGCTTCCCGGTCCTGACTAAGGACCTCGCGCAGTTCGCGCCATCCGCGCATCTTGATGCTAGCCGCTGCCCGTCGCGCGCTCTTGCGCTCAGCTGACGATGTTGTCGTCACCGGTCACCCGCTCGCCGAAGGGTAGAGGTATCTGCAACCCGACCGGAACCTGCACGAGCTGGTTGTCCGCGCTTGCGTTAGCGCCAAAGCGCTCGGCCATCAGGCGCAAGTGACGCAGCTGCGCCGCCGCCAGCTTCTCCCAGGCCAGCAACTTGCCCTCGTCGGTCTCGAGCGACATGCCGGTCAACAGCGTCCGGACGCGAAGACAGTCCGCGGCCTGTAGCATCATGACCGTCTGGATGTTCAGCGCGTTGTCGTCGAACAGCGACTCGACCGCTCGCACCACGTTGGACGGGTAGTACTCGCGGAAGACGTGCCAGCCAAACGGGATCGACGACTCGCGCGCTTCCGCCGTGTCGCGTCCGACGTGCGTTTGCGTCCGATGTGACGGGCGCGGCGCCTTTTCCGATGGTTTCCCAGTCATTTCAACACCTTTTCAGGGGCCCCGCCCTCCAAAAACCGGAGGGGCAAGC